CGCATGACGACCACGCATTGTCTAGCTGCTCCCTTCCGTCCGAGCAATGCGGGGGTGCGCGTCCGGCCTGACGGAAACAGAAGCGGAAATCGGAGTAATTCCATGATGTTGGTCGAAGAGACGACGGTGCCGCAAGCGGCTGTTCCCGTCGCGCAATTCAAGGAACATCTGCGGCTGGGCACGGGGTCCTCCGATGACGGCTTGCACGTTGTGGTGCTAGCAGGGGTCCTGCGTGCCGCCATGGCCGCAATCGAGGGGCGCATCGGCAAGATCCTGATCGAGCGCGCGTTCTCATGGTCGCTGACGGCCTGGCGCGAGACGGACCGGCAGGCGCTGCCGGTGGCGCCGGTCAGCGCGATCACGGAGGTCGTGCTGGTCGATAGCGCGGCGGGCGAGACGGTGCTGCCGCCGGCCAGCTACCGGCTGGTGCCCGACATGCAGTGGCCGGTGCTGCTGGCGCTGGGCGGCGCGCTGCCCTCGGTGCCCTATTATGGCGCGGTGCGGATCGGGTTTCTGGCGGGTTTTGGCCCTGAATGGTCGGACCTGCCTGCGGATCTTGCGCAGGCGGTGATGATGCTGGCTGCCCATTACTACGAATATCGCAGCGACACGGCGCTGGGCGCGGGCTGCATGCCCTTTGGCGTGACGGCGCTGATCGAGCGCTACCGCACCGTGCGCCTGTTCGCGGGGGGCCGGTGATGGCGCGGCCGAATCTGACGCGCAGCCTGCTGCTCGAGGCGCCGACGCGGGTGCCGGATGGCGCGGGCGGCTACAGCGAAGGCTGGGTGCCGCTTGGCCGGCATTGGGCCGAGGTGCTGGCGGGCGCGGGGTCCGAGGCGGCAGGTGTCGCCACGGTGCTGTCGCGGGTGCGCTACCGCATCACGGTGCGCGCGGCGCAGGTGGGGTCAACCGCGCGGCCGGTGGCGGACCAGCGCTTTCGCGACGGCACCCGCATCTTTCGCATCCTCAGCGTGGCCGAGCGCGACCCCGGCGGCCGCTATCTGGTCTGCCTGAGCGAAGAGGAGACGGCGACATGAGCTATGGCGTGGCATCCGCCCTGCAGACGGCGGTCTATCAGCGGCTGAGCGGCAATGCGGCGCTGACAGCGCTGGTCGGGGGCGACATCTATGACGCGCTGCCCGCCGGGCCGCTGCCCGCGCTTTATGTGGCGCTGGGGCCCGAGGTGGCGCGCGACAGGTCCGACAAGACCGGGCACGGCGCCGAGCACGAGTTCACCGTTTCGGTGGTGACCGACACGGCGGGATTTGCCACCGCCAAGACGGCCGCGGCGGCCGTGTCGGATGCGCTGGTCGATGCGCCGTTGATCCTGACGCGCGGGCATCTGGTGGCGCTCAACTTTTACCGCGCGGCGGCGGCGCGGGTCGGCACCGGTGATGTGCGCCGGATCGACCTGATCTTTCGGGCGCGGGTCGAGGACGACTGGGGCGCCGCGGCGGCGCAGGATTTTCACAGCAATCACGGAGGCTTCGCCATGGCGGCCCAGAACGGAAAAGACCTTTTGATCAAGATCGACATGACCGGCGACGGGCTGTTCGAGACGGCAGCGGGCCTGCGCGCGACGCGCATCAGCTTCAACGCCGAAAGCGTCGATGTCACCAGCCTCGAGAGCCAGGGCGGCTGGCGCGAGCTGCTGGCGGGCGCCGGGGTGAAGGCCGCGACGATCTCGGGCTCGGGTGTGTTCAAGGATGCGACCACGGATGAGCGGGCGCGGCAGATATTCTTTGACGGCGAGACGCCCAATTTCCAGGTCATCATCCCCGCTTTCGGCGTGGTGGAGGGGCGGTTCCAGATCACCTCGATCGAATATGCCGGGTCTTACAACGGCGAGGCAACCTATGAGTTGAGCCTCGCGTCGGCCGGGGTGCTGGCCTTTGTGCCGGATGCGCCGTGATGGTGAACCCGCATGCGGGCGAGGTGGCGCTGGTGATCGAAGGGCAGCGCCATGTCTGCAAGCTCACGCTGGGCGCATTGGCCGAGCTTGAGGCGAGCCTCGGCGCGGGAACGCTCGTGGACCTTGTGGAGCGCTTCGAGGGCGGGGCGTTCTCCAGCCGCGACGTGCTGGCGCTGGTCGTGGCGGGGTTGCGCGGCGGCGGCTGGCGCGGCACGGCGGACGATCTGCTGAGCGCCGATGTCGCCGGCGGTCCGGTGGGGGCTGCGCGGGTGGCGGCAGAGCTGCTCGCGCGCGCCTTTGCGGGGCCGGCATGACCGGCGCCACGATGACCGAGGGTGGGCGCGGCTTTGACTGGGGGGGGCTGATGCGCGCGGGCCTTCATGGCCTGCGGCTGACGCCCGCGCAGTTCTGGGCGCTCACCCCCGCCGAACTGCTGATGATGCTGGGGGTCGATGCGGCCTCGGCCCCCATGGCGCGGGCGCGGCTCGAGGCGTTGAGCCGCGCCTATCCGGACCGGCCAAAAGGCCAGCAAGAGGAGAGATGCGATGAATGAGATCGACAGGCTGGGCGGCCTTGGCGAACAGATCGGCGGGCTCGAGCGGGACATGGGCGACGCGACGGCCGTCACCGCGACCTTTGCGGCCGAATTGCGGGGGATGCGCGGCACCCTGGGCGACACGGCGCGCGACCTCTCGAACCGCGAACGCGGCTTTTCCGGCGGGCTCAAGCGCGCCTTTGACGGGCTGGTGTTCGACGGGATGAAACTGTCGGACGCTCTGGGCTCGGTCGCCCGCGCGATGGTCAACACGACCTACAATGCGGCGCTCAAGCCCGTGACCGACCATTTTGGCGGGCTTCTTGCCGATGGTGTCAATTCTTTGGTGACGGGGATGCTGCCCTTCAAGGATGGCGCGCCGTTCAGCCAGGGCCGGGTGATGCCCTTTGCCATGGGCGGGGTGGTGAGCGGGCCGATGGCATTTCCGATGCGCGGCGGCACCGGGCTGATGGGCGAGGCGGGGCCCGAGGCGATCATGCCGCTGTCGCGCGGCGCGGACGGGCGGCTGGGCGTGCGCGCGCAGGGTGGCGCCACTGTCAACGTGACGATGCATGTGAGCACGCCCGACGTGCAGGGGTTCCAGCGCAGCCAGGGCCAGATCGCGGCACAGATGGCGCGGATCATGGGGCGCGGCCAGCGCAACCGGTAAGGGAGAAGGCAGATGTCATTTCACGAAGTGCGGTTCCCCGCCTCGCTCAGTTTCGGCTCGATCGGCGGGCCCGAGCGGCGCACCGAGGTGGTCACGCTGGCCAACGGGTTCGAAGAGCGCAACGCCCCCTGGGCGCATTCGCGACGGCGCTATGACGCGGGGCTGGGGCTGCGCTCGCTCGACGATGTGGAGACGCTGATCGGCTTCTTCGAGGCGCGGCAGGGGCAGCTATACGGGTTTCGCTGGAAGGACTGGGGCGATTTCAAATCGGCGCTGCCCTCGGCCGAGATCACGCCCTTTGACCAGCATATCGCCGATGGCGACGACGTGACGGCGAGCTTTGCGCTGCGCAAGCGTTATGGCTCGGGCGGGATCGACTATTTCCGGCCGATCACCAAGCCGGTCGAGGGCACGGTGCGCATCGCCATCAGCGGCGACCCGCAGCAGGACGGTATCGACTATGTGGTCGATACCGCGACCGGCATCGTCACGCTTGCCGCGCCGCCCGTCACCGGCGCGGTGATCACGGCGGGGTTCGAATTCGACGTGCCGGTGCGGTTCGATATCGACCGCATCCAGACCTCGGTCGCCTCCTTTCGGGCGGGTGATGTGCCGACCGTGCCGATCGTCGAGGTGCGGATATGACTGCCGCCGCGCTGCGCGCGCATCTGGCGACAGGGCTCACGCATGTCTGCCGCGCCTGGGCGATTACCCGGGCCGACGGGTTGGTCCTGGGCTTTACCGACCACGACCTGCCGCTGCACTTTGACGGCATCACCTTTCGCGCCGATACCGGCATGTCGGCGCGTGCGCTGGTGCAGGGAACGGGCCTTGCGGTGGACAATACCGAAGCCATGGGCGCGCTCAGCGACAGTGCCATCACCGAGGCCGATATCGAAGCCGGGCGCTATGACGGCGCCGAGGTGCGGGCCTGGCTTGTCAATTGGCAGGAGCCTGCGCAGCGGATGCTGCGCTTTGCCGGCACGATCGGCGAGATCCGGCGCGGGGCAGGGGCCTTTCATGCGGACTTGCGCGGCCTGACCGAGGCGCTCAACCAGCCGCAGGGGCGGGTCTATCAGCGGCCCTGTGCGGCGGTGCTGGGCGACGGGCAGTGCCGGTTCAACCTCGCGGCCGTGGGATACAGCGAGACGCGCGCGGCCGAGACCGTGACGCGCGGGCAGGTGTTCGGCTTTGACGGGCTCGACCTCTACGATGACCGCTGGTTCGAGCGGGGGATGCTGCGCGTGCTCACCGGGGCTGCGGCGGGGCTCGCCGGTGTCATCAAGCATGACCAGATCCGCGCGGGTGGCGCCCGCGTGATCGAGCTGTGGGAGCCGCTGCGCGCGGCCGTCGCGCCCGGCGACATGCTGCGGCTAGAGGCGGGCTGCGACAAGCGGGTGGAAACCTGCCGGCTCAAGTTCAACAACCTGCTGAATTACCGTGGCTTTCCCTTCATCCCTGGCGAGGACTGGCTGCTCGCCATCCCCCGCGCCGGCGGCGACAACGCGGGCGGGAGCCTCGCGGGATGAGCGCGCGCATCGTGGCTGCGGCGCGCGGCTGGATCGGCACGCCCTACCGGCATCAGGCCGCCACGCGCGTCGCGGGCTGCGATTGCCTCGGCCTCTT